TTAGCGTGTGAGATCGCGGCTGAATTTGGCGTCGAGCCTTCGCCTACTGTGGCGCGGATTGCTATGGCATCCAAGCGTAACCTCAAGCGCATCAACAACCCAGAAGATATCATGTCGCTGCCGTACAGCATTGTGGGCACGCGCCAGCGGTTCAACATTTTTGCTGGCAACTACTGATGAAGTCGCCTATTCTTGGCGGCTCGTATGTAGCGCGGTCAGTCAATGCGGCAGACGCCCGCATGGTCAATTTGTTTCCTGAGATCATCCCAGAGGGCGGCAAAGAACCTGCTTTCTTAAACAGGGCGCCTGGGCTTCGTTTCCTCCAGACCGTTGGCACCGGCCCGATAAGAGCGCTGTGGGCGCATCAGACCAACGGATCGGACTTCTACGTTGTGTCCGGCACAGAGGTCTACAAACTGACATCCGCCACCGGCACGCCGGTCAAGCTGGGCGATGTATCCGGTACTGGCCCCGTGTCGATTGCAGACAACGGCACGCAGATTTTCTTCGCCTGCAACGGGCCTAGTTACATCTATAACGAAGCCACCAATGTCTTCCAGCAGATCACCGATCCAGATTTTACAGGCGCGGGAACAGTCGGTTACTTGGACGGGTACTTTGTCTACAACCAACCCGACAGCCAATTGGTTTGGGTCACTAGCATCTTGGACGGTTTGTCAGTCGATCCATTGGATTTTGCCTCTGCGGAAGGGTCGCCTGACGGTCTGGTAGCCGTCAACATCAACAACCGCGAAGCGTGGCTGTTTGGTTCTGACTCGGTTGAAGTCTGGTACGACGCTGGTCTGGCCGACTTCCCTCTGACGCGTATTCAAGGCGCGTTTAGCGAGGTCGGCTGCGCTGCGACGTACTCAGTAGCCAAACTTGACAATTCGCTGTTCTGGCTAGGCGCTGACGCCCGCGGGCAGGGCATTGTGTATCGTTCGCAGGGCTACAACGCCGTGCGGGTCAGCACGCACGCCATTGAGTACGCTATCGCGCAATACGCTGACCTTAGCACGGCGGTGGCCTACACCTACCAGCAAGAGGGCCACGCCTTTTATGTGCTGAGTTTTGCGGAGGCCACTTGGGTGTTTGATGTGGCGACTAGCGTGTGGCATGAACGGGCGGGATTTACAGACGGTCAGTTCACCCGCCACCGCGCCAACTGTCAATGCAACTTCAGCGGCGCGACAATTGTTGGCGACTACGAGAACGGCAACATCTACGCGCTTGATCTAGATGTCTATGCAGACAACGGCGAGATTCAGAAGTGGTTGCGGTCTTGGCGGGCGATCCCTACAGGTCAAAACGATCTGACCCGCACAGCGCAGCATAGTCTGCAACTGGACTGCGAGACGGGTGTAGGGTTAGACTATCTTGACCCCATGGGGCCAACAGAAATTGAAAACCTGTATGACTTGCTGCTGTTGGAAAATGGCGGTGAACTGCTGACCGAGGACGGCTTTGGCATCTTGCTCAACGAGACTGAGTGGAGCATGATGAAGCCGCGCGTCATGTTGCGGTGGTCAGACGATGGCGGGCACACTTGGAGCAACGAACATTGGGCTGACATGGGCGTCATCGGCCAATACAGCCACCGCGTGATGTGGCGGCGGCTTGGTATGACGCTCAAGTTGCGGGATCGCGTCTACGAGGTATCTGGCACCGATCCGGTAAAGGTCGCCATCATGGGTGCTGAAATTCACGCCAGCGGCACTAATGGCTAACATCACCCAAATCCCCGCGCCTCGCGTAGCGTTGATTGACGCAACCACGGGGCTGATGTCGCGTGAATGGTATCGGTTTTTTATTAACCTATTTGCTTTGACGGGTGACGGGTCAAACATCACCTCGCTGACTGACTTGCAAGTCGGGCCACCGTCTTTGGAAGCCAGCCTTACTTTTGCTGATCTAGCCCCGCCCGTACCAACACCGACCAGCGTTGACGATCTTGCGCCCCGTGCTGAACTGGGCACGCTGGCGGCGAAGAACAGCGTCAGCCTGACGGCTGATGTCAGCGGTATCTTGCCAACGGCTAACGGCGGCACGGGGCAGTCAACGCCGACCGGCATCCAATTTACCAATTTGACAACCGTGCAGAAGAACGCTATCAGCAGTCCTGCTACCGGATTGGTTGTCTTCGACACTACACTAGGCAAGCTCTGTGTTTACGCAGGTGCTGCTTGGGAAACCGTTACCTCCCTTTGAGGCTCTTATGACCGCAGCACTTACGCCAGTTCCCAAGATTCAATTCTTTGCTAACGACGGCACGCCGCTGGTTGGCGGCAAGCTGTACACCTATGCCGCCGGATCAACTACCCCGCTGGCGACGTATACCAGTTACGCCGGAACGGTAGCCAACACCAACCCGGTGATCTTGGACTCGCGTGGCGAGGCTAACGTGTGGCTGGGTGCGGCCATATATAAGTTGGCGCTGTACGATGCTGACAATGCGCTGATTTGGACGGTGGACAATATCCTTGGGAATAGCAACGTCGCTGATTTTCTTGCTTCAGCGGTGGCCGATCAATTTACCGGAACAGGATCACAGACCGTCTTTACTTTGACGGGCAGCCCAGGCTCACAAGCAGCGTTAAAAGTTAGCGTGGACGGACTGACGTTTGTGCCTAATGTGGACTACACATGGTCTGGCGGGACAACACTTACCTTTATTGCGGCCCCAATATTAGGCGCGCAAATTTTGGTTCAGTACGCTATTGCAGTGCAGCAAGACAGCAACGTGTACACAACTTTGCTTGTGTCTCAACCTGTAGCCGCCAGCAACGATGTTGGTACGCTCAGAGTGTCGCGGGTTGCCGGATACACGGGCGGCACTCCCGGCGTTGTTAATTCTGCTATCCGCGCGGATACCGCCGTTAGTGCCGGGGCTACAGCGTTTGAGTGGGCTATTACCGGCGTGATGGACAACCGCGCTCTTGCGGGGGAAAACGTTGGGGGGTATTTTCAAGGGATACGCCGCTCAACCGGCCCGACTTGGGGCGCCGTTGCTGAAATTATTGATTACAGCGGCGGTGGCCCTACGACCGGCGCTGTTGCGCTTGAGGTTGATGTTAGCGGCAACGGAACCGATGCCACTAACAATCGGTTGGGTATTGATATTGTGGTTCGTAAACAAGTCAGTAGCGGCGCAGCTTGTGTTGCGGGGTACGGTATTCGGATGCAAAACGTCTCGGACGCCACTTCCGGTTTTACCGTAGGCATTGACCTGTCTCAATGCACCTACTTTCAAGCTGCAATTAAGTTGGCGCAAACGCAACCAATTGCGTTCGATCAGGCTGCGTCAAGGCAACTTAGCCACAACGGATCGGAATTTTTGTTTCGCAACCCTACGGGGCCGGTGAATTACTGGAAGTTGAAAGACGATTTTACTTTGCTGGCAAATGATGTGCAATTGATTGGCACTCGCAAAACAGGTTGGGGCGTAGCCACCAATGGCGCCAAGACTGCTTTTAATGGTTCGACCGCCACGCTGGCGCAGACATCAGCGGCGGTGGCGCAACTAATTATTGACTTGACCGCCCACGGATTGATTGGAGCCTAATCATGAGCAATGCGCTTAATAACGTTGTTAAATTGGCGGGACAACTTAGCGTCAAAGACTTTGGCGCTGTTGGTGATGGCGTTGCCAACGACACGGCAGCGATTCAAGCGGCGCTGACTGCGGGGCAAGCACTCGGCAAGTCAATCTATTTTCCTGCGGGCACCTATTCGGTCAGCACGCTGCAACTGCCTCTGGCCTCATATCTAGACCCGTTTTGCTTGCTTGGCGAGGGTTACGGGATAACCAAAATCCAAAAAAGGTCCTCTGACGGATTGTCTTTGCTTACAGTTGGCAGCACCAGCGCCACCACCTACAGCACCGAATTGTGGGTGCAGGGCATCACGTTCAGCGGCATCGCTGCGAATACCCCAGCTGCCGTGCAACTATTCGATTTGGTTCGCTCCACATTCCAAGAGTGCATTTTTCAGAACAGCATCGCAGGTCTGATTAGCAGCGGTGGCATCTCGAACACCTACCAGAACTGCATTTTTCAAAACAATAAAATTGGTGTCAAGTTTGACAAGTTCACATCCCTAGCCGGGGGAGGTTATCCGAACAACAACGAGCTTAAAAGCTGCGGAATCTTTAGCAATTCGTTGCAGGGGATTTACTTTAACAACGGCCGCAACCTGAACATTACTGACTGCGACATCGAAAGCAACGGCACCAGCGGCAATTCGGCAACAATGGGGATTTACGTCGCCAACGTCAATTCCGAAAACGCTGGAGCGGCTCCTGCCATCGGCATTTCGATGCTGAACTGCTGGTTGGAAAAGAACGCCGGCGATGCTGCTCTGCAAACCAATTCAGGCATCAACACGGTGCGCTCGTCGTACTTTGTCGGCAATTCCAACGCGACAAACGACATTCACGTCATCGGTGGCAACTACCACCTGAGCGAAGTCGCCTTCGGCACCAACAAGGCCGCAAACTTGTTGGAAGGCGCTGGCTCGACAACAGGCAATTCCATCGTCAATTGCTTTGACGCGCTGGTTGGGCAGTTCAGCTACAACGCCGCCAAAACCTTTGTGCAGGGGTCGTGGAATTCAGGCTCTGGCGTGCTGGCTGACACCTTGCAGATGCGTTCTGGTTCGGTGCCGGTTGTCATGTCAGTCGCCAATCCAATGATTCAAACGGGTGTGACGACGACCAGTACGGGGGGGTCAGTTTCCATCACGTTCCCAGTGTCGTATGCATCAGCGCCGCTGGTGTTCGCCACGATGGCAGACGGCTCACCGCTGAAAGCCAGTTGCCCACAAATCAGCGGCATCACAACGTCCGGCTGCACTTTGCTGGTGACGTATCTGCAATCGGGGTCAAGCACCGTCGCGGGATACGTTGGTGTAGCTGTCAACTGGATAGCTATCGGAGCAACATCATGACCCTAGACAACCCCACCCAAAAGCAATTCCTGCTTGAGTTGATCGCTCAGGTGCAGTTCCCCGGTGCCGTGCTGGACATGGCCTACGAGGTCAAGCAAGCCATCGCCAACGCCAAGGTGGTGAGCCCACTCGATCAGCGCTTGGCGGCGGCTGAAGTGCTGGCGCGGGCAAGCGACTAATAACCAAGGATTGACATGACAGTCACCGTTAAAGTATTGATTCCGGCCAAGACTGCCGAGGCTACGCAGACGACGCAGTACACCGCGACGAACGTGACGACGATCATCGACAAGTTCACCGCGACAAATTACAGCGCCGCCACAGCCGCGCTTAGTGTGAACTTGGTAACGGCTGCGGGCGCGGCTGGCGATAGCAACTTGATAACCAAAACCAAGTCGCTGCAACCCGCCGAGGTGTATACTTTTCCTGAGTTGGTCGGTCAAGTGTTGTCGCCGTCGGCGTTCATTTCGACCATCGCGGGCACCGCCAGCGCGATCAACATCCGGGCGTCAGGGCGTGAAATTACATGAAAATAGCGATTGAAAAATTGACGCCTACGTTGTTTGCCGAGATTCTCCCCCTTGGGCAAGAGTCTTGGGATGAGTGCAGCGAGATCAAAAAAGACACTTGTTCGTTTCACGGTGAACGTGGGTTTGAGATCAAGCCCTATGAAGCGCGGTACTTAGACCTTGCGGAAAATGATTTGCTGCTGGCGTTTGTGTTGCGCGACGACGAAAATGTGTTGCAAGGGTATTCTTTTGCAATTTTCTACCAAAGTTTGCACCACGAACCCGTAAGTTGTGCAAATGTGGACACTTTTTATCTTCGTCCTGCTGTACGCACCAGAATACGCAGTTTCATCGCAATGATGGAAGAACAATTTGAAGCACGAGGCGTCGTGGTTGTTGGATGGCCCGTGTCCCCTAGCGGCGGATTGTTCGGCGTACTTAAAGTTCTTGGGTACGCGCCTGATGACGTAATTATGGAGAAACGTATATGTGCATTGCCGCAGCAATAGCCGGGAGCGCCGTTGTAGGCGCGGTGGCGTCAAGTTCAGCCGCGTCTAAGCAAGCAAACACTGCAAACAAAGCGGCTAATTTATCGCAAGCGCAATACGAGCAAACTCGTCAAGACCAGATGCCGTGGATGCAGTCTGGTGAGGGGGCGCTGAACCGGCTCAATGAGTTGATGGGGCTTACGCCCCCAACGGGAACTAACGCGCCAGCAGCGCCGCACGGCGCGGACTTTGGCAAGTACGCTAGAGACTTTGGAATGTCAGATTTTACGACTGACCCAGGCTATGCTTTTAGGTTGGCGGAAGGCCAGAAAGCTTTGGATCGGTCAGCCGCTGCGCGTGGGGGGCTTATTTCTGGCGGGGCGTTGAAAGCCGCGCAACAATACGGTCAGGACATGGGCTCTCAAGAGTACACCAACGCTTTTAACCGTTACCAGACCAACCGTTCCAACCAACTGAACCCGCTTCAATCTATGGCTGGCATGGGCCAGACCACGGCGCAACAATTGGGTAACGCGGGGCAAAATTACGCTGGTCAAGCAGGCGCTGCTTACGGCGCGGCGGGTCAAGCGGCTGCGTCTGGCATCATGGGCGGAGCTAACGCAATCTCTGGGGGCGTGGGGCAATACATCAACTACAACCAAGGCAACAGTTTGATCGCCGCGCTGAATCGCGGCGGTACGCCTTCTGGATACGGGGCTGTGGTTCCTGTTGGCGCTAATCAATATATAGGCTAAATCATGGCACTCGTTGATCCAAACATCGCTATGGGTTACAGGGGCATTGAGTTGCCCAACCAACTGGCGCAGTACGGCCAGATCGCTCAGATTCAGACCGCGCAGAACCAGAACAGGTTGGCTGACGCGCAAATGCAAGAGTACGAGCGCGCGCGAACTGAAGAAGAAGGTTTGCGTAACTACCTTTCTAAATCAGATTTGTCCAATCCTGCAACTCGTCAAGGATTGATAATGTTTGGCAAAACTGGTTTGGGGTACAGCAAAGCGTTGACCGAACAGGATACGGCGGCGCTTACACAAAGGGAAACAAAGTTTAAGGTCGAAAAAGCCAAAAAAGAGTTTATGTCTCAGGCTTTGCGGGATATTAGTACAAACCCATCTGATGCCAACATCACGGCGTATATGGAAGATTTGTCTGCTAACTCATTGTTTTCCGCCGAAGAAAAAGCAGGCATAAGTTCAACCGCCAGTAGAATTTTGGCTCTGCCAATCGATCAGCGCGGCGCTTTTATGGCGTCTCAAGGTGCTACGCCTAGCGAACTAAGCCCAACACTTACGCCGCAAACACTTGGTAGCTCCACAAGACTTGTGTCTACGCCTAAGCAGGGTGGCCGTGCTACGGTAGTGCCTGGGTCTGAGGCTACCATTACCGCAACGCCGGGGGAACTACTTAGGCATCAAGACGCGCAAGCTAGACTAAACGCTGAATTAAACAGCACAGGAACGCTAACGCCTGACGCGGTAGACATAGCGGCTAATCTATATATCCAGACTGGTACGTTGCCCCCACTTGGGCTTGGTAAAAACGCAGGTACGTTAAAAAGNACCATCCTTAACCGTGCGGCGGTTCTGTCTGGTGCGCCTGCCGCTGGTGCTACGCCTGCTGCCGTTCCATTTGACGCCGCAAACGCCGCGTCTAATATCGTCGGAAATAAAGTGGCGCTTGCGGGTACTGCTGCTGGCGCGCGTACTGCTGGAACCACCAGCGCGAATATTTCGATTGCTGCTGACGAAGCCTCACGAATGATTCCAATTGCGGAAACTTATGTGGCTAAAGTCAACCCCACAGACTACCCAACGCTTAACTCTGTTGGAAACTATGTGGCGTCTAGGACGGGGGATCCAAACATTACGGGCCTAGCAACATCGCTCAACTCGCTGGTCAACTCATACGCACGAGCCATCAATCCTAAAGGTACGCCTACGGTTTCGGATAAGAACCACGCCCGTGAAGTCATTAACTCCGCGATGGCAAAAGGACAACTTTCAGAAGCGTTCAAGGTTATGGAACAAGAAATGGCCGCGGCTAAAGCGGCTTCCAGCGGTCATGTGGGGGGTGGCGGTAAACCCACACCAAGCGGTATACCCGCAGCGGCTATCGCTGATCTAAAAGCGGGTGTAGGGACCGACGCACAATTTGACGAACACTTTGGGGTGGGTTCAGCAGCGCGCGTTCGCGGGGACAAATAAATGGCCGACAATCCGTTTGCAAAGTACTCCGTAAATCCTTTTGCAAAGTACGCAACGGAGGATTTGCCGCCCAGCACTTACGAGTCGCGCGTCGCCAGCATCCCCGGCGCTGCTGCAACGGCGCCCGCTGCAACGGCACGCCGGTCTTGGCAAGATGTCGCGCTAGGCGTTGCGGAGACGCCTTTGGCGTTAGCCAGCAGCGCCGTAGGCGGCGTCGTTCAGCCACTGGCGGGCATAGCGGGCGAACTGATGAGCCCGGCCAAGCAAGGCTCGCCGGAAGCTAACGCCGCAGGTCAACGGGCAATGGCGGCTGTGCAGCGCGGACTGTACCAGCCGCAGACCCAGACCGGCCAAGACATTATGGGCGGGATTGGCAACGTCACCAATGCGCTGCTGCCCGCCGCGCCGGTGTTGAACACACTCCCGCACGCGATGCCAAACGTAAGTGAAGCGATAAACGCAAACTTGCCTGCGCCGATCCGCGCGGCGCAAGAACGCGCGCAAGCCGCTAACGTAGCGCAAAGTTATGCCAACGCGCCGGTGTTGGATGCTACGCAAACAGCGGTAAAGCATAACTTGGTTGTTGACCCAGCGGTGACTAACCCTACCGCTAAGAATAGGTTGACCGGCGCCGTAGTTGGGCCAGATTTTCAAACTGCTGCACGAAAACAAAACGCCACCCAAGTAACCGATTTGGTGCGAAAAGACTTGGGCGTCAAGCCTACGGAAAAACTGACGCAGGGCGCCGTAGACGCCGCGCTCAACAACGCCGACGCGCCAAACGCCGCTGTTCGCAAACTTGGCCGCATGACCGCCAGCACCGACATTTACGATCAGATCAGCGGTCTGCGTAGCAATGAAATCATGGGTGCCGAAGGCGCAGCGGATAAAGTAAACGCCGTGCTTGACCACGCGCAATCGTTGTTGAGCGAAGGGCGCACCGGCGCTCAACTGCTAGACGACATTCGTCAACTTCGCAAGCAAGCGCAAGCCACTTACAAGGCAAGAGATGCAGGCACCAGCCCGCCACCGCCAAGCGAGATCGCATCCGCTGACGCGCGGATGGGTCTAGCGAAAACGCTAGAAAACATGATCGACGAAAATGTCAAAGACCCCCAGATCATTGCTGATCTGAGGGCTGGGCGCGTTCGTCAAGCGCAAATCTTTGACCATGATCGCGCTATCAATTACGCCAACCACACCGTAGACCCTCAAGCCTATGCGCGGATGTTGGATGAACGCAAAGGGAATATGTCTGGCGTCGGTGCGGACATTGGACAAGTGGCAGCGCAATTTCCAAACGTCATGGGCGTCACAGAACCTAAAGCGTCCGCGCTGCCAAAATTAGGGCGCGGCACTATCGGGGGCACGCTCGGCGTTGCCATCGGTAGCGCGTTAGGGGGTGTGCCTGGTGGTATCGCCGGGACTGCGGTAGGCGCCGCTACAGGCGCGTTGGGGGGCAAGTTAGCCGCGCGGCGAATGATTAGCCCTGAGTACCAAGCGCGCAATGCGTTGGCGCAAGATTATCGTCTTGCGCCGGAACCGCAACTGACGCCTGCTGAAATTAACTACGGCCCGAATCAACTTGCGCCCTATGACTGGCGCAACGCAGTAGGCGGCGCGGCGCCCGCAGGGCCTAATTTTACTTTTGGACGTTCAGAACCAAACATTACGCCAGAAGTGCCGTCTGGCCCCGCGCAACTCGGCGCCCCCAGCGCAGCGTCTACGCTGAACACGTTGGCGCAAGAGCGCGCGCGCGCTGCCGGTATGTCGCGCACGCTGGGGCAGCAAGCAGAAGCCCAACAAGCCGCTGCGGAAGCGGCAAAGCGGGCGCCTACTGGCAGAGGCCAGCCGCTTGAGTTTGATGCTGCGGGAAATCTGGTAGCACCTGCTGTTACCCCCCCCGGCACGTTGGCAAAGTCTTCGCTTGCAACGGCAGTAGATAAACTTTCTAGCCCTCAACTGTTCGACATGACCGCCACAGAAAAAGTGGCGTGGAATAAAGCCAAGGCTAATCTTGACATTGCGGCGCCCGAACTTAAAGGTTTGTCTGACAGTCAGATAGCCGGTAAGATAATGGATCGAGAATGGGCTACCGAAGCAGTTAAGAAAGCGCAGGAAAAAGCCCAAGCGTTTGATAAGATTGCCCAAGAGTCCAAGTCCGCGCAAGAACGATTTAACGCGGGCAAAGCGCGCGATCAAATGCTAAATGCTTTGGACGATTTGCAAGAAAGTATGCTTCGAGACCGGCCCACACGGTCAGGCGCTCAAGGCCCGAAGACCCGCGCTGCCATTAAGAACCAGATGGCTCCAGAACCCACCAACAGGCTGATCCTTGAATGAACCCACAAGACCTTATCAACCTCGCCTTCGGGGCGGCAGCGAGCGTGCTGGGATGGTTTGCCCGCGAACTGTGGGCGGCGGTCAAAGACCTAAAGTCTGACCTCGCCAAACTGCGCGAAGAACTGCCCAAAACGTATGTCACCCGCGATGACTACAAGGATGACATCCGCGAGATCAAGGAAATGCTCACCAAGTTGTTTGACCGACTGGACAACAAAGCCGACAAAGCATGAACATCGTAGACCAGCTTCGGCGTGATGAGGGCGAATCGCCCACCTGCTATCAGGATCATCTCGGGAATTGGACTATAGGTGTTGGCAGGTTGGTTGGGAGGGGAGGCGGATTGCGACCAGATGAGATTGCCTACCTACTGAACAACGACATCATTGATCGGCGCGAATCACTCAAAATCGCCCTGCCGTTTTTTACCGCCCTGTCTTCCGCGCGGCAAGGCGTGCTGATTAACATGGCCTTTAATATGGGCACCGCTGGTCTGCTCAAATTCAAGAATATGTTAGCAGCAGTCGAGGCGGGGCAATGGGGCGTTGCCGCCAAAGAAATGCTGGATTCCACATGGGCTCGGCAAGTTCCAACGCGCGCAGCAAGGCTTGCTTCGCAAATGGAGGACAACCTGTGGCACTAGACCCCGTCACCGCTGGCATTTCGTTGGTCGAGACTGTCGTCGGCAAAATATGGCCAGACAAGTCCGAACAGGAACGCGCTCAGATGGCAGCGGCGCTGGCGCTAGTGCAAGGGCAGTTGGACATCAACAAGGCAGAAGCCGCCAGCCCCAGCGCGTTCACATCGTCGTGGCGGCCTGCAATTGGATGGGTCTGCGCTGGCGCGTTGGCGATGCAGTACATCGCCCGCCCGCTAATGGCGTGGGCGGGGATCGTGTCAGGGCACCCGCTACCCACGCTGCCTGGGATTGACGACAACCTTTGGCAATTGATGAC